ATTAATGTCTTCTCGAGCTTCTTCAGTACTTGGAACCCAAACACCGGACTCATTAATCATCCACTTCTTGCATTCTGAGAGAGTGTTGACATAAGCATCTGGTGCTGAAGGATTATCTACACAGTCAACTGCTGTGAACATTAGATCGTCTTGTACGTACTTGACACCATTCTTTTCTTTCAGAGAACCAAGTGCACGAGTAGAAACACCCATGTTGAATCCACCTTCAAGTAAACCTTTTACTGTCTGACCTTTTGGTGTATTCAGTACAAGTGCTTTACCGTATACATCGTTACCATTCCACTTAAGTTCAGTAATACGAATAGCAGCTTCAGCTGGATCGACTGTTGGATACTCTGGATGATTGAGTTCACCTAACGCACGACGTTTTGAAACGTATTCTTTGATGTACTTATCAATAGCACCTTCCATAATGTGCTTTTCATAAATACGGCCATTACCATTTTTACGTTCCGCCTGAGCAAAAATACCTTCAATGTATAGTTGCTTGCCTTGTTCAGTCTGTTCTGTCAGGACTTCAATCTGGTCAGAGTTTTCGACTAGTAAGTTGAATTTTTTACTCATAGATTCATACTCTTTCTTTTACGCATAGCCTTAAGACGCTTGCGATTAGCGCGAGTTTTAGCACCACCGCCTTTAGATTTCTTTGTTCTAACGGCTTTCTTTACTGCGCGCTTTTTCTTAGCTTTGTCTGCACCAGAAATTGGAACGCATGACTTACCGTTAGAAGAAACCTTAAAGCCTTTACGACATTTTGTTTTACGTGTCTTTTTGCCTTTAGAGTTTACGCGAACAACTCTACGTGCTTCTTCTAATTGTTCAGACATGATTAGTCTTCCTCTTTATCATCTTCGTCTTCGTCTTCTTCGTCATCCATGTCTTCTTCATCTTCTTCATTATATTTCTTTTTCTTTCCTTCATTGACTTTAAAGCCATAAGAAGCGATGACGTCTTGTTTGGTTTCTTCGATCATTTCTGAAGTACTTTCATATAGTGAAGACTTCAGCGTTCTGATTGCTTCAGTAGTTTTACCTTCCTGAAGCTGCTTAATAAACTGCTCTGCTACTCGCATGCTTTTCCTCTCTCTGTTAAATAGTACTTAGAAGCCAGGGTCAGGCTCTTTATATTGTGAATTTGATTGTTCTTCCTTAATCTCTTTATCCATATTACCTATATCTTGTTCAGTCTGCTTCAGGACCATTTCCCTAATATATTTATTAGAAACATACTTCCCAACATACGGCTCATATAGCTGAACAAGGTCAAGCCTATCTCTCATTAGCTCGGACGAACGCATTTCTTCTAATTGCATGTCTTGAGCATATACAAAATCAATCTTGTTTTTGATCTTATCCCATTCTTGAATAGTCATTACTTTAGATAGGATAAGCTCAGTTTTAAGTAGATCAAGGAATGCTATATTGAAGCGCTTACGAATCTTAGATACAAACTTAGAGAATTTCAATTCATCTCTAGTTATTTCAGCACCACGACCACCCATGATTGAATTTTCTGGTTCTAATCTTGAGACTGGTACGTTAAGTGCTTTATACAATTCTTTCTGGAAGTATTGGACGTCTTCAATATCGCCAAGATTTTGACCACCTGGTAATGTTGATACTTCAGTTCCACGACCTTTAGAATTACGTGGTAGCCAATAATCTTCCTGCATTGTTTGTAGATGGCGACGATCTTTGAATGTACCTGAATCTGGATCGAAAGACATCTTGTTACGATACATATTTTTTAAATGACGTACATATTGCTCTGCTTTTGTTTTAGGCAGGTTAGCAACATCAACGTAGAAAATACGACGCTCAGGTGCACGAGTAATACGATAGATGACAAGTGAATTTTCCATCATACGTAGTTGGTTAGCAGGAGTAACTGCTTTGTGTAACCAACTTATTGCCATTCCAGTTCTTTGATCTGAAATGCCAGATGTAACATAAGTAAGAAGGTTAGGATCAAGTCTAAGTGCTTCTTTATATTTTGACTGATTCTTTGTCTGCAAACTATTATTACTTTGACTTGCTTGCGATCTTGTTGTCTGAATTTTATCGTCATAGACAAAGTACTCTTCAATATTATTTATTGTTCTTGTGTCTTTGTCATATTGCACGTTACGTACTTTAGATACATAACGAGTATCAAGATCAATAATATCTAGAAGACCGTCTTTAGGCTTATTCTTATCAATTACTTTTTGATACGAAAGGCGACCGTCTATATAAAACTGTCTTGCTTTCTTATGAATACTAGAATTAAGATCCATAATGTTAGTGATCTTATCCCACTTTTCATAAACTTTGCTTCTAATATTTTCTGAAAGATCTTCTTCTAAATCTTTCAAGTCCAATTCCACAGCATTCTCATGCTCAGAGAAAGACACCATTTCATTAACGATATCTTCAATGGCATAATCAACCATGCTATAGTTTGCTATGTCACGGTAAGTCTCAATTAGTTCTGCTTGTGAGTTATAAGACCAGTCAATGTTTAGAAGATATTGACTAAATGCGTCTTCGACTTCAACAGCACCATCATCACGATCAGTCGCGATCTGGTTACTCTGAATGCGCTCTTCTTTTTTCTCATCAGCGAGTTTGAACTTGTCGAGAAAATTTCCAAAAAATGATGTTTGAGCCATATATAACCTTTAAGCTAAAAAATTGATGGGGATATTGCTACCCCCATCATATTTATACACTGCTTTAAGTGCTTTGTCCATTATCAATATCAGAGTAAGCAAATGTAACACTGAACGTTTCAATAGCGTCATTGCTATCCTGCCCAAGCTCAATCGGTCCAATCACTGTTGGGAATGACAGCTTCAGCACATATTCTTTGATGCGATTATCATTGCTGTCTAGCTGATATACAGAAACAGTAGATAGATAGTCATCAGGAACTGGCAGACCTGTGTTTGAGTTATATTGATTGATTCCGTTGTGCCATCTTTCCATAGCATCATGAATCGCGAAGTCTGTATCATTATAAAATGTAACTTCCCAATCATCGTAAGTACGATCACCAGCAAGTTTTAATTCACGGCCACGAAAACCAACAGTCATGATTCCAAGGTTAGACCCTGGAAGACTTGTTGACTGGCACAAGAAAGATGTTTTACGGATTTCTTCTTGTGAAGCGGCGAAAGCCGGGAAATCGACTACTACTTCAAATCGATTCGGTCTTGCGCCACCACCACTTAAAGAAGCTAGGAAATCATTAATTCCAGCCATGCTATTATGCCCCTTCTATTTCTTCGAAGCTTACACCTGCATCAACTGCAATGAAGTTAAGCTTAATAGTATTAATTGAACGTGCTGGGTCAATGTAGATATCACCAACGAACTCATTAGAATTGATAACCTGCGGAGTGTTGTTAGTTTCATCACATACAACGCTGTATCGATTAATACCACGACGACCTTGCACGCTGTTTAGGTAACGATCTACCGCATTACGGAATACGTTACGTGTAATCTGATCGTTAAGCTCGAAGAGCTGGAACTTAGAAGCTTCAGCAATTGATTTCTTAAGTACGATAAACAGACTACGTACGTTGAGACGACTGAATGCGCTTGGACGTTTAAGCGCTGTCTTATCACCAAACAGAACAGTACCTTCACCAGGGAATGCAACAACAGAGTTGATAGATTCTTTGTAAAGAACATCACGTTGTGCTTTGTTTGGATTCCAAGCAAGCTTGATTACATTCTTTAGCTGACCGCGGTTTAGACCAGCAGGTGAGAACCAAGGCTCATTCTGAACGAATACACGTGAATGAAGCGCAGCTGCATCTGAATCCGTAGGAATCCAAATGTTCTTATCAGCATACTTATCGTAAACCAGCTTCCAGTTATCTACATAGAATGCGTAAGACGTATTCTTGTTGATTGTACTATTAAAATAATCAACCACATCATCAGCAGCAGTTGGATTGTTGTATACATCGTCCAATTCAGGAGCGACGAATGCAACAGCATCTTGGCGAGTAACCATTGTATCAATTAGAGTGCCTTTAGATGCGGCTGGCACAGCAGAAGTGAATGTACTGATTATATCCAATGTCTCAGAGTTAGAAAGCACTTGAGCCGCTGTAGAAAAGTCCGCGTTAGCAGAATCGTTTCCATCAACACCACCTGTCAGTGATACATCATAGATACCAAGTGAACCTGATTCAGTAAATATAATTTCATCCAAGTCTCCAGTAAGAACATATTGTGACTGATCTTGAAGAACTTTTGTGATGTATGCAGATGCACCGTTAGGCTTTTTAGAACCTTCGACCTTAGTCATTAGTTCATATGATTCTAGAATTGTTCCAGCTGTTCCTGTAATTTCACCATCTTCGTCTACTACAACAACGTTGAATTCTCCAGTTTGTGGAGCAAATTCAAAATCGTTTTCGTATTCCCAACCAGAAAAGCCACTATCATCAGCAACCGAGATTCTCAGACTGTTACCTAGAGTACCAGGATAACGACCAATGAATGAATTTCCTGTTAGATCGACTGTTTCATAGTCTCCATCATTTCCCACAATAGTAGGAGTTCCGGTTGAAGGAGCTGCGTTTAATGCAACTGCATCATCTACTGCTCGAACAATGTACAACGGTTTAACGTATGTCAGATAGTTTAGAGCTGAGTGGAATGATATTGTTGTTGCGCTGTCTGGACGACCCATCTTTTGAACAAGTTCAGATTCATTTGTTGTGATTCTGACTAGCTCATTAACAGGTCCCCAACGGAACAATCCCACCATTGAACTAGCATTTGACTCAATGCTGTTAATGTTTAGTGAGACGTCCTTTTCACGCGTAATTACGCCAGGACTTGCCATAGGATTTACCTCTCTTATCCGTGTTTGTTATGATTCTTTATTATTTATAAATAAACCACTTTAACTTATTATGCCGTAGCTGCTTTCCCGGTCTATGTACTGATTACCATCAAATTCACTATGACCATCGTCAATGAATCCAAATGGCAACATTTCTTCTTCTGAACGGCTTCTCATATCTGAAAACAATTTCTGTCTAATATCTACATCCGTCATTTCTACAAAGTATGATTGAGTTGTAAGCCATCCAAATAGAACCATAGACATCACCATGTCATCATGGGCACCTTCGGCTGCAGCATATGATCCACCT